TTACAAGTTTCACATTTATCAGGCTTTTCCATACTTCTTCCTTATTTGTTCTTTTCCTTGCTTGGCAAGTTTTGCTTGTTCCTTTTTCCCAGATACTTTGGCTCGTTGTTCAAGGACTGTAAGTATTTGTATTTTTCTTGCATAAGGCTTATTAATTTTTTTAACTTTAGATATAGTTTCCTTAGCATCTGATATGGTTGCATACTTAATGCGAACAGTATCCTTGGGATTTTCATCTGTGTACAGCCTTCTGCCTGAACCTTTAGGTTTTTTACCTGTGCCTAGTTTAGGGTCTTTTCCTTGCTTTACCATAACCTTTTACCTGTCTTGCAGAAGATGTATTTCCTTTATATGTTTCAGCTTTTTCAGGCTTGTCATATAAACCTGCAATCAATCCTCCACCTGATTTATTAGTAACTTCAAAACCACTTCTATTTTTACTCTTAGGATTTCTTTTATATGATTTAAGAGGTTTTTCTACTGAACCATCAGGTTTAAATTTTAACACTCCTTCTGGATACATATAGCTCATTATATCCCCAGTTCTTTTTCCTGTACCATATTTCCTTTCTGCGATAGGGTCACCTGCTGCAACTTGCTTTGCTCTTCTTCTAGCTGTCGTTACATTACTTGAACTTTTCTTTATAGCTTTTATAGGATTTTTAATTATATCCATTAAACCAACTTTTTCCATATTTTTAAGTTGATATGCTTTAGAAGCTTTATATTTAGCATTTTTATCTAATTGTTTTTGAGATATAGTTTTATCCTTAGTGCCTGCTTTAAATGCCTTAAACTTTACACCCTTACCTGCACCTTTAGTATCTGCTTCTTTTCTTTTAAGCTTGTTACCTGTACCTATTATTCTTGCAGTTTTCTTAGGCATTGCTCGTTTCTTAGGCTTGCCTGTCATGTGTGCTAAGAAATCTGAAAAGCTATCATATGCAACATTACCTTTTTTATCTATAAACCTACCTGTGTAGTCATCAGCTTTAGTTTGAGGTAGTGTTTGTTTCTTTACTTTAGCTGTAGTAGGTTTTGTTATTTTAGATGTGTCAGGTCCTATATCTTTAGAAGGTGTTACTTTTTTATTTTCTTTTGCACCTATTTTAGAATCATCTGTATTTATAAGAAAAGGTACAGTTGAAAGTAATGCTGTACCTGCTGCAATTTTACCTTTGTTTCTTTTTAGAAAGCTTGTAGGCTTAGGTGTAGGTCCTGCAGGTTTTTTATAAACTTTAGGAAAAGGTCCTGCAGGTTTATTGTATACTGTCTTACCTTTAGCAACTGTTTTCTTTTGTCTATTTTGTCTGTTTTGTTTTGCTTTATTAATCTGGTTTTGTTTTGAAGAAACATTTTTAGGTTTAGGCTGAGGACCTATTGGTTTATCGTATACTTTAACACTTTTAGGTTTAGGCTGAGGACCTATTGGTTTATCATATACCTTTTTACCCTTTTTAACAACTTCTGTTTTTTTAGACTTTTGTTGTTTTATTTGTCTGTTTTGTTTTGCTTTTTCAAGTTGTTTTTTCTTTGATAACTCTTCTGCACTAAATACCTTTTTAGTTTTTTTACCACCACCTTTAACATACTTTTTGTAAGCATCATCTATAGTTTTGCCAAGACCTTTACCTAAAGATAAAGTACCTTTAATACCTGTTCCTATACTCATTACTTGCTCCCCTTTTTCATTGCTTTACCATAGCCACGCATTGCTTGACCACAGCCACGTATTGTTTTTCCTTTAGTACCTGACTTAAATGGTACACCTGTTCTTATTGCAGTGTCAATCATATCAATACTGTCATATACACCCATAGGCATAAGAGAAAGCATTGCACCTTTTAATTTACCAAGTTTACTTTTACCTATAGTTTTCTTTTTAGTTCCTGCTTTTGCTTTAAGTATACCACCTGATTTTCTAGGTATTACACCAAACTTTTCTTTTACACCTTTTGCTGCAGGCTTTCTATTTGCTAAATTATCAAGCTTCATTTTTAAACTACCTATTAATTTAGGTTTAGTTTGATTTTGCTTTTCAATTAATTTACTAACTCTATTTTTAATAGATGCATAAGGACTTCCTTTTTTAGCATTTTTAATTAAAGGTCTATTTTTTAAATCATTTAGAGTTGCCTTTGCAGGATTAGACATAAGACTTTTTTCTACTTTAGCCAAAGTTTCATTTAATTTTTTAAATTCTACTTTACTAAAAGTTTTTTGATATTCTAGTAAACCTTTAACAGTTTTTCTTTTTCTTATTTCAGGAGACATTGCATTTAACTCTTTTTGAGAATACATTGTCTTAGTTGTTATTTTTGGTTTTTCTTGTTTAGCAACTAAATTATTTGCAAAACTCTTATTAGGTCCTCCAAAGTCACCCTTGTTAATTTTAAGAATTTGTTTCTTAATATTTTTTTCAGTTGCCATTGTGCCTTTAAGCTTGTCACCTATGCTTAATGTTTTTCTTTTAGGAAACTTTTTAAGTTCTGTGGCTGCAACTGCAGGTGTTTCTTCAACCCCTTTATCAGTTTTAATTTTTTGAGTTCCTCTTGCAACAGACTCTCTAAGTTTGTTTGCTATCTGAGAAGATGTTAAAGCAGGAGGTATATTACCTCGCACAACATCTAACTCTTCTGATTTGCTTTTAAAAAATTTTTCAGGAAGAACTTTTAACTGAGCCATTCTTCTCATGCGTCTTGTTTCATTACTCATCTTAGGAGTTAAGGGTGAGTTTACACTTTCCATAAGATTAGGATTTACATATTGTCTAGTAGCAGGACTTACTCTTCCTTCTTTTAATATTTGAGATGCAGACTTTCCTTTAGCTTTAGGACTAAGAACCATAACTCTATCTGCTAATTTAACTGTTGATTTTTCTCCTGTGCCTTCAGTATCTTTTCTTAAACCTTTTATTTTCTTTTTAGCATCAGAAACCATAGCTGTTCTTTGCATTTTTTCTTTAGGGGTAAGACCTGTTAAATCTTTTTTCTTTGCTCTATTACTTCTTTCAACCATATAAAAAGCTTTTTTAGGTTTATCTTGATAGCCTTTACCATCAGGAGACCTTTTTATAACATTATTAATGCTTATTCTTTTTTGACCTTTATCTTTAGCTTCTTTAAACTTTTTAGAATATATAGCTCTAAATTCAGAACTACCTTCTTTAATACCTTTTGGTTTAGGAGCTTTAGCTTTCTTTTCAGCCTTTGATAAAGTCTTTATACCTTTTAATATTTTAGATGCTACCATGTTTTTCTCCTAGTATAATCTATTAGGTGTTGCAGGTCCTGCTTTCATACCACCTACTTTACCACCACCAAATAATTTCTTTTTAGCTTTGCCTACTGCAAATTCTACATTAGAGTCTTTACCTGACCTTTCCTTCATGTACATTTTTTTCTTAGGTCTAGGCTTTGGCATTGCAGTAGATTTAGGTGTAAATGGTTTTACAGTTTTAGGTGTAGGGTCTGATTGTGTTTGAGACTTTTTACCTTTTAAGCCTTCAATAGCAAGACCTATACCTGTAGTAGTTGTTACACCTTTACCAAAAGATTTTGCTTTTTCTCTTCTTGTAGTTCTTTGTTGTTTAGTTGCTTTTTTAGTTTTAATTTGATTAGGACTAGGTTTACCTAATATAGATACAGTATTACCTTTAGAATCTTTTTTATTTATTTTTTTCTTTACTGCATCACCAACTTTTTTAATAGTTTTTAATGCACCACCTACAAACTTTTTAGTTACAATTTTTTTCATTGTAGGATAATTCTTATCATCTTCATATACAAGTTCATGTGTTGGTTTTTTATTTATTTTTTTCATTGTAGGATAATTCTTATCATCTTCATATACAAGTTCATGTGTTGCTTTTTTCTTTCTTTTTCCTTTTGTTATAGGTGTACCAACAACTTTACCTGTCATTCCTTTAGGTGGTAGCATTTTTAAAACTTCAGAAGGAGATAGTCCTTTATAAAGTTTTGGATTTTTTCTTATTGCAGCTTCAACTCTTTGAGCATTTGCTTGACTCATTGATTTAGAAGGCATAGATTTTCTCATCATTTCCATTGCCATTCTTGCAGCTTTAGTCATTCCCATTATTATAATCCCCCTAGTATTGTATTATCACCTCCTGCAGGACTTGCAGGTGTTTCCATATCATCTCTTCTGGTTCTTCTTGCTTGGTTACGAAGAGCCTGAACTTCTTCTTTATATCTTGATTCATATACAGTAATTGCTTCATAGTTTTTCATAAACAATAAAGCTTCTACCATAGATGCATTATACAAGGCATTATAACAAAAGTCTGAAAAGTAATTTGTATCTGATGCAGAGCTTAGTGTTGTAGGTCTTGATATATGTACTATTACTCCATCAACAGTTGACACTGCAGTAGGTGCAATCAGTATAGTTGTGTTATCTCTGCGTGCATAGTATTGAGGTGTTCCTGTGCTTGCACTTACATTCCAGTAATCATTTAAAAATTCATCAGTTCTTTGTAGTAAATTTATTTTAGTACCTGCATTATTAATGTTAAAGTTTTTTAATATTCTTGTTCCTGAAGGAAGGTTAATAATATTCTTACCACTTGAAACTGCAACGGAAGTATAAGTAACTAAACCATAATCATCTAAGTCTTTTGTTAATCTTAACTCTGCTCTATTAACAAATTTAGGTATAGCACTAGTAAAGTCAGAGTTATCATTCTCTGTAGTCTCTATTATGTCATTTACTAGATATGTATAATTAGCCATAGAAAACTGTTATAGTTGCAGTTGAAGTTGGAGCAGAAACTTTAACAGGACCTATCATTCTTACACCACTATCAGGTATCATAATGTCTCCTGCATTTACATTTGTAGTTCCTACAAACTTTATATTACTTCCTGAAGTGCTATCATTTTCATTTGTTTGACTTCCTGTAATAAGGAATGTACCTACACCACTAAAAAACACACCTCTTACTCTTGTATCTGCAACAGTTACACTTGAAAGAGTATCTAATACTGCTCCACTGCCTGTTACAAATCCTGTTCTAATATTCGTTGACATGTAATTCTCCTTAATATATTTATTATACAAAAAAATAGGGAAGGATGCAAAGGCTATCCCTCCCTTTTTTTATTAAGTTATTAACTTACAGTCATCTATTAGGATGAACCTGAAGCTCCATAATAACTTCTCCAGTCAGAAAAACCAAAGCTATATCTTTCTCTAGCTTTAAATCTTACGTTTCCTGTATCGAAGTCTGGCTCCATTTTTGTCTGTAATGGTGAACGTACAAACATTTTTGCTCCATTAGGACAATCAGTTTTTAAGAACCATGCATTCGTATCAGTGAACCTTCTATTTACAAAGAATCCACCTGGAACCATGCCCTGATTTCTGATTGAGTTAATGTCGTTAACATTTGTTGCACCATTTGCAGCAGTTGTTGGATTAACCCCAATAGTTGTTGACATTGTACTATTTAGAATTTGGTCTGCAGTAAATGCCAAGTCAGAAGGTATATGCAATGACTGAGTCTGAAGACCAATCAAAATACCTCTGTCATCTTTTGCTTTAGAAATAGTAATCAATGCAGATTCTAAAGAAGCTTCTGACAAGTCAGTTGCACCTAAAGTATTTGATTGGTTACCATCACCTATAGTTGGGTGTGAAGCCGAAAAGAAAGGCTGTCCATCCCCACCTACAAAAGATGCATTAAAACCATTATTGTACACATCTGCAGCTTTAACCTGCTTAGTATTAGCCATTGCTCTAGCTAATCCCTTTGCTCTTAATTTTGCAAAAGTGTCATAAAGGTTGTCTTCCATTGCTTCTTCAGTAATCGCAAAAGCCAGTGCAACTGTCTCATGTGTATACCTTGAAGTGAAAGACTCTTGAGCATCATCAAAGGAAACTGCAGCACCTTCTGCTTTAGTCGGTGCAGTACCAAATCCTGTAAATAATACTTCTTCTTCAAATGCCCTATCTGAGTTTTCAACTTCAAATAGTGGCTTATGCTCATCAGAAACTTCTCCATACTCCATGCCAAAAACAGCATTAAGTCCGGGAAGAAGTTCTTTTGATATACTTGCTCTATTTATCGCCATAGTTTATCCTCCCCTTAACCTAATAAATATGCTGTAATAGTTGCAGGAGCAGAAACGATAGGTGTCAAGAAGTTGTCAGTATGCTGAACTAATCTAGTATTTAATTTTAGAAAAGCTCTTTCTGCTGATACATCTACTTGGTTACCTGGCTCATTTACATAATCCAGTGTACGCACCATTGCGATTCCTGTAGTTCTAGTTGAAGCATCTATACCATGTCCAGATTTACCTGTAAATGTAGAACCTGCTCCTAGAACAACTCCGAAGTTTTGAGAACCATGCAAGTCTCCTGCAGTAACAGACGCATCTGCCTGTACTTCAAAAACTTGGTTTGGGTCATCAGCAACTATTCCATAGGCATCTGTAGTAGAAGTACCTGAAGGAAAGTATGCCTTAAATTTTTGTTCGCCGTTCTCAACATATCTGCAACCCATGAAGACACCCTGAACTACTTCAGTAGTAGTTGTAATAACTTCTAAGTTACCTGCATTTATTCTTACTAGGTCACCAGTAAAAATATTTGCACCATAACCTGAAGCTATAGGATATTCATTAGTTCCAATCGCATTTGGGTTATTACCACGTTTACGAGATGGTGAGAAGCCAAACAATGCTGCACTTGTAGTCATAGTTTTTTCTCCCTTAAATTAAAATTAACAATCACTAAGACTACTACACACTAGACTAATCTTGAAATCTAGGTGTCTTACCCTTAGTAACCTGACTTTTACTATTATTTCTAATAGGCATACGAGAATTATTCCCACTCATTAACTGCTGATTAACTGCATCAACCATTTCTGAGCTTTGGTTCTCGTAAAACTTTTGTCGATTTTCTGCTTTTTGTAATGGCATTTTTGCTAATGCTAAGTCTCCACGACAGACTGCACCAGTATATCGACCTTCATCTCTCACGAAAGATGTATGTTGAATTTCAGGAACTTCATTAATATCTACAAATTGCCAACCTTCTTGTATTCGCTTGCCAACATTTGTATAATCGTCTTTTCCACGAAGATTTATACGTATCCAACGAAGAGCCATGCCCTCGTTTCTAAAACGATTAGAAACATTTTCTGGAATCTCAAGCATATTAGGTTCTCTAAATTCCATATCCTGTTCCCTATTATTGAGTTCACGACTTTCAGTATTACGTGATTTTGCCATTGTACTTGTTCGTGTCATTTTAATTTCCCCACACTATTTATTGTAAACTGTAGTATAATCGCCTTCAGATTTTTCAACCTTCAGCTTTTCTGCAGCATATTGTTCAAGAGGTATACCCCATTTTTCTGCAAGTCGCATATCTTCTTTAGATAGTCTAACCTTCTTGCCCTTAGACGAGGATGAAGGAGTGCGTGATGCTCCTCCGACTACTTGAGCAGGAGATGTCGTTTCCTGCTGACGAGTGTCAACTCCATACCTTTCAGGATATTGTTGACGAAGTCTGTTATCTATTTCATTATAGAAATCTTCTTCAGAAGGGTCATAACCCTCTCCTTTTAATGTTTGGTCTAGTTCTAATGCTAACGTAGTCATTACTTGGTCTTGACCAAACCAAGGATTTTTACCTGCCCAATCTAATGCAAGCTTATCATACTTTACATTTGACTGTGGCTTTGCAGTAGGTTTTGCAGTTTCTTTTGCTTCAGTAACAATAGGTTTCTGTGTTTCATATTGTTGTTTTGCAATCTTTAATGCATTAGCATCATTCTGAGCATTGTTCAAGTTTTCTTGTGCATTTACAATTAAACTTGAGTCTCCTGATTCTAAAGCCTGCTTATAAACATCTTTTGCCATTTCAATACGACTTTTAATTTGCTCTTCAGTCGTTTCAAAACTTTTGGTAAAAGAAGTTTCTGCTTCCTTTTGTTGAGCCTTTAGTCTTTCTTCAAGCTCTGCCTGCCTTGAAATAAGTTGTTCAATTTGTTCCTCTCGTTCTTTCTTCTGACGAACTAATTGTCTTATTCTTTTTTCTGCTCCTGAAGAATTTGCTTCAGGTTTTTTCTCAGGTACAACTTCTTCTGTCTCTGTTTTTACTTGAACTTCTGGTGCAGGCTGTTCTGGCTTTGTTTCTACAACTGCCTGTTCTTCCTGACCTTCTATTTCAAACTCTACTTTGTCTTCTTCTTTATTTTGCGATTGTGAAGTATCAATCGTAGACCACTCATTATCTGGTGTCATTCATTTCTCCATAGTTTGCGAAACTAAGTTTACGCATATTTTTGATTATATATTAATTTCAATTACTTTGCAAGCAAGCTTAAGAAATTAATTTGATAAGTTATATGTTGGGTCTAAATCTTTAGGGTCTTCTACAACCATAGAAATCTGGTCATCATATAACAATAGTAGTTTAGTACCTTTATAAAAAAACTTTTGACCTGAATGTTTACCATAACATACATAGTCTCCTGCTTTACACCAAGGTCCTTTTGGAAACTTTGCTTCATCTAAGTAAGCTGAGTCTCCTACTGTAAGAACCTTACCTACTGTAGTTAAGTAAGCAATGTCATTCTTTACAGAATCAGGTAAGTATAATCCACCTTTTGTTTTTTCTTTTATTGATATAGGTCTTACAAGAATATGAAATCCTGGAATAGTAGGGAGTACTGCAGGGTCTTCTACATGCTCCTCTGTTATCCACATATCATTCTTTGTTGCTGCTCCCATACTTGGTTGTTGCATTAATCGTCATCCTCTTCATCTAACATTTTTCTAGTTATGTTTTTAATTTCTGCTTTAGCCCATTCAATACCTGCAATGCGACCTACACAGTTCATGTACGTATGATAATCTGAAGCTGAACCATATGCAAGGGAATTTTTTATTGTTTCGATTTCTTTATCTAATGCTCTACTTATTTCATCTGATAGCATTTATTCTCTTTCTTTTTTTGCATCTTCAAGCATTTTAATAAGAACGTCAGAAGTCTTTATACTTTCTGCACTTTGAATACTATCACCCTGCTTTATCATGTCAACAAGCATTTTAACTGCATTCATTGCCTGCTCAGTATTTCTGTCCTTTTCTCTTTCTTCTGCTTTAAGTAAACCTTCTGCTCCTATCTTATAAGCATCAAGGGCAATCTTTTGTTCTTTAAGGTCAAGGTCTCTATTCTTTAATGCACCCTCAGTAGCTTCCTTTGCAAGCTGTGCCTGAACTTTTTCTTTTTCAAGACCAAGTCTTTGAGCTTCCATCTGTACCATTTGTTGTTCAGGTGAACCACCTTGTTGAGCCATTGCTTGATTTGCCTGCATAACTTGTTGTGCAGCCTGAGCCATAACTTGCTCAATAACTTGAGGGTTCTGCATGTTAGGGTCACCTTGAGGTGCTTGAGACATAATCTGTCTTGTCATACCATTGACTTGTTCCTGATACTTCATTACTACATGTTCCTGTATGTTTGCCTGAAGTATTGGACTTACTCTTTGCATTATTGGATTACCACCATTTGCAGGGTCTTGTAAGAACATAGTCTTTATTTGAATATGGGCATCATGGTTCTGACCTGTAAATGCCTTGATAGGTAATCCCTTAGTTGCTGCTTCAATATCTGTAACAGGGTCAAGTGGCATTGGTTTAGGTTTACTTGGCATAATATTTTCCAAGTTAGGAATATTTGCTGCATTAAGTAATGTTCTATTTAATGCTTCCATATTAAACATACCCGGAGGTGCGTTTTGTGCTACCTGCATTGCCATATTTGTCATCATAAGTCTGTGAGCAGACGAAGGAATGTTAGGGTCACTTACAGGAATAATGTCAATCTTTTTATCAAAGTCAGTTCTAAATATTTCTGAAGACTCTCCTGGGACATCATAAGGATATCTCTGGGGTAAACTTTCTGAATCAATACGTGCAAGTACCTTAAACTCTTCTCTCTGTGCCTTATGTAATCTCTTATGTATTGCAGAAAAGAATTTACTTGAAGCTTCTAACAGAGCCATAGTTGTACCTACAGGACCATAGTTAGAGCCTTCACTTATAACTTGTTCAGTTGTGTCTGCAAACTTCTGTCCTGCACCTGCAACAAACTGCATCATTTCAAATAAAGTTCTAGAAGGTTCTTTGTATGGAAACATTACAATAGACTTATTTAAGTCCATACCTGTTGCTTCCACTTCCTTAAACTCACCTGGAGCAATAGGGTCATTATCTCCTACAACCTTAACACCCTTGGCTTTAAAACCACCCTGCAAGTTTGCAAACTGACCTGCATCAATTAAACTTCTCATTGCTGCAGTGGCAGACATTGTAAGGTTACCTAAGAAATGTATAAGTCCTAGTCCATAGAAACCAAACCCAGGAACAAATCTATAGTGAGTAAAAAACATTTTCTTTTGTTTTGTTTTGTCATCCTCATTCCAGTTTCTTCTAATTGACAATACCTTTTGTGACTGCTCTTCTACAGTTACAATATATGGACAGGCAGTGTCATAGTCTTCTATTTCAAGATAACAATGCTGTTCTAGTAAAGTATATTGGGGGTCAGTATCTGTAGAAGGTGTAAGACCTAATACTGTGTCCATCTTTTCTGCCATTGCTGACTGAGTAGGTTGTGTAGGGTCAGGTAAGTCTATGTCTCTATACATACCTGCATTTATTTGTCTTGCAAGTTCTACAGGACTTCTATAAAGAATATGTGTATATCTATCTGCTCTTCTTAAATCTGTAGCATAATACGATACATAAAATTGGTCAATAGGTACAAACTCACTTACAGGTCTATCTAGTGAATCATCATAATATATTTTTTTAAATGCAGAACCTAGTAGTGGCAAATGAAACAACATTCTTTCTGTTTCGTCAAAGTATTCAGGCATTTGTTCTGATACTTGATAGTTCATAAAGTTCTGAACTCTATTTGCCTGTTTCTGCTTTGCTTCTGTAACGTCACCTAGTATCTGTACTTTTACAGGTCCTTTAGAAGGAAACAACTCTCCACTTGCTTTACTCTGAAACTTAACTGCAGATTCAATAAGTAGTGGGTGTACTGCAGTTGCTGCACCTTCAAATGGTTCTGTAGTGTCTTCAAGCTTTAGTCCTAGTAAGTCAAACCCTCTCTCAAACATTGACTCCCACTCTGACCTAGAAGATTTATCTGCATCATATTTTTCTATTACAGTATTTGCAATGTCCTGTAAGTCTTCTTCTTCCATAAGGTCTGCAAGGTTCTCATAAAAAGTTCCTTGCTCTTCCTCAATTTCTTCAACTATGTCAGATTCAAACTCTACCTCTAATTCACCTGTGTCAGGGTCAAGTTCAAAACTTACATTATTCATTGTATTTTCTTTTTGAATATCTAAGTTAATAACATTATCTTGAGCTATTTCTTCATTAGGATTCTTTTCTACTGCCATTCTCTTTCCTTATCATTGGACTTTTATATTTTTTTGTGGTTGTGGATTTGCCCATCTTTACTGGTAACCTGTTGCACTTACAATATTTACTATATCGTTTTGCTCCACACTCTACGCAGTAGGTTACAGTATTGTATTTGAATATCTTCATTATACTGTTATACCCTCCAGTACGCAACCCTTTTATCCTTTTTACTTCCTTCATCCTCCCAGGAAGGGTCTTCCGGGTGTGTTAAGTTCCAACTGTCTTTCATGTAGTGTACTGCCATAGTCATACAGTCTACTTGGTCATCATGTGAGCCATTAGGAAATGACATGCACTCAGAAAATAAATCATCTGCCCATATTTTATTTTTAGGTAGCCATACTCTGCCTGCTTCCATCATGGGAGTAGATGCATATACTCTGGCAACTTTATCTTTATCCGGAAGATAATCTAGTACAGGCAATCCTGCCCTACGCATGTCCTGTATAAGAGACTGACCACTTGCCTTCTTTTCTATAATACATACGTCAGGTCTAAAGTCTCTATACAAATCCTGTGCAATACGTCTAAGTTCAGGATACTCATACCTACCTCTTGTGTTACCTAATAGTATCAAATGAGATGCATGACCATAGTCCTCGTCATAATCATGGAATATACCCCATGTCTGTATAACACTATAGTCTGCAGTTCTACTTGTACTAAATGCAGTATCATATGTCTGTATAATAAACTGACACTCAGGTGGTTCTTCATACTCCCACCAGTTTATATATTTCTTTTTAATTATACCACCATCATCAGGGGAAGGGTCTTGCATATATAATGAGTTCCAATACCTTGCACCATTACTTGCTCTGATTTCCTGCTCATCTATTCGTAGTATCTCGTCTGATTTCCACTCAGGGAAGTACGAACTACCTACAGGCAGGTCTAGTAACTCTGCTGCTTCTTCATTTAACCATGCCGGAATACTAATAACTTCCCAGGGATAGGTGCTTTGCTCTGCAGTCTTTTCCTGCTTTAACAACCAACCACATAGGTCATCATAGTGATACCTTGTATTAATAATAATAATTGACCCATTAGGCATAAGTCTTGTTCGTAAACCTGCAGGATACCACTCCTTGATATACTTCCTACCTGTCTGACTAAATGAATCTTCTTCTGACATGACATCATCTAGCAAGGCAATGTTTGCTCCCCTACCTGCAACCTGACTTCTTACACCTGCTGCATAGTATGAACCATTCTTATTTGTTTTCCACTTACCTGCTGCCTTAACGTCACTACGTAATGCTACACCTTTAAATATTCTTTGGAACTTTTCTGTATTAACTATGTCTCTTACAGTTCTACCAAAGTCAGAAGCAAGCTGGTCACTATGTGAAACTGACATTATTTCATGGTTTGAAAAGTTACCTATATACCATGCAGGAAATAACTTACTACATATCAATGATTTAGAAGAACGAGGTGGTAGAAATACCATAAGTCTCTTAATGTTACCATCTACCACACCCTGTAATTTACTACATAGTAACTTAATATGCTTACCCATCTTAAAATCAGATACAAGAGTAGGAGCAAATACTTTTACAAATGTAAGAAAGTCATCTCTTGCTCTTAAATTAATATATGTATCTAAGTTAATCTTAAAGTCTAGGTAATTTTCTATATTAGTTTTTTCTTCCATTATGTATTTATTTTACCTTCTTCTTTGTTTTTATCAAAACACTTATATGCTTTTGGAAAATACCCAGGCATATAAGTATGTAGTTCGCTTGCAATGACATAGGCTCTTGCTAAACACTTGTCATGTGTGTCATGTGGACTTTTTAAATCTGCTAAAGTTTTACATTGGGTAGGGTCATTCATTAAACATGCTAATACAAAAAGCTCATACATTAGTTTTCCTTTGTTGTTATAAAAAATATTATAACACTATTGTATAAAATAGGAAAGTATGTTATTTTCTATTTAGACCTCCGGGGGTAAATAGATAGACCCCAACCTCCTATTGTAATTATATATTACTTTATACTCAAACTATAAATACTCATATCAACTTAATCAGGCGGCGACCCATTTAGCTAG